TGCGTCAGGTAATATGACTGAACAAGCAAAACTCATGTCTGAAAACCCAGCCTTAGCACAACAATTAGCTAAAGCCGCAGGTAGTAAATTAGTTTTTTAAAATATGCTTGACAGGTCTTAGGATGTATGAAATAATCAGCCATAGTTTATTTTTTGTGGCAATAAAATTTAAATTTTTCATCTCGTAGGTTCTCCTCTTGGTTTCTAGCATGAACCTCTCCATCATGCTAGGAATCTCTTAAACGATTTAAGTTAGATTGTTTAATAGATTCTTTGTTCATTTTGTGTTTCTCCTCTCTGCTTACCTCTGCCCTAGTGGATTATCTTCTAGGGTATTTTTTTATCAAAACTCTTGACAATTAAGCATTTTTAGTGTAACTTACCATTATAAATCTACATGGGTAGGTTAACAGAATATAATAATTTCACACATGGGTGCAGAAATGAAATACACTAAAAACATTATTCAAAAGGATTATTTACAATGGCAACAGCTACACAACTTTCGGCATTAGTCGTACCTCAGTTATTCACACAGTACACACAACTTGCAACTGAAGCAAAATCAAAATTGATTCAATCTGGTGCAATTGCGCGTTCTTCTTACTTAGATAATTTCTTAGTTGGCGGTGGTAACATCGTTACTATGCCTTTCCACAAAGATTTAACTCGTGTTAACTCTAACGTATCTAGCGATGACGATTCAGTATTGTCAACTGCAAAAGCATTCTCAGCGGCATCTATTGTACAACACAGATTGAGCCGTAACCAATCTTGGACTTCTATTGATTTGTCTGCTGATATCACAGGTTCTGACCCATTAGCAAACATCGTAAACCGTGTGTCTAACTACTGGGCATGGGATTTACAATCACACGTTGTGGCTACTTTACAAGGTGTATTTGCGGATAACGCGGCTGCTCCTACTGGTACAGAACACGTTCAAAATGACATGACCGTTGATGTTAAAGGTGCATCTTTCACTGCTGGTGTGACTAACTTCACTGCTGATGCATTGATTGATACTTTAGCAACTATGGGTGATTCTTTCGGCAACTTAAGCACATTACTTGTTCACTCAATCGTTTATGCTCGTATGCTTAAAAATGACTTGATTGACTTCATTCCTGATTCACAAGGTAAATTGACTATCCCAACATTCATGGGTCTTCAAGTTGTGTATGACGATATGATTCCACGTTCTTCTGGTGTATTTGAATCATATGTTCTTGGTCAAGGTGCTGTTGAATTAGGTATGGGTACTCCTAAAACACCAACTGAAGTGTTCCGTAATCCTTCTGCTGGTAACGGTTCAGGTGTTGAAACATTGTACAGTCGTACTGAATGGGTTATTGCGCCTATGGGTACTTCTTATGTTGGTACTGCTACAGGTGGTGGTGCATCAGTTACTACTTTACAAGCAGCTGGTTCATGGCAACGTGCTTACCCAGAACGTAAACAAATTCCTATCGCACGTTTAATTACACGCGAATATTAAGATTGTTTAAATCTAGGTGTGGGGGAACAACTCACACCTAGTTTCACATTAAAGATATAGGAATAAGAAAATGGTTGTTGATTTATTAAGCGTATTAAAGAGCTTAGACCCATTTGATGAAACAGTATGGACTGATGACGGTTTGCCTGCACTTGATGCTGTGAAAGCATTGGTCGGTGACTCAGAATTAACTCGTGACGATATCAACAAAGTAGCATTAGGTTTACTTCGTGATAACGTAGCGACATATACGACTCCACCAAAAGCGTCTAAAAAACAAAAAGAAGTTATTGAAGAAACCGTACCTGAAGCACCTCTAGCGGTAGCTGTTATTCCTGCTGATGACCAAGACGCATTACAAGTTGAACTTCAAGCAGCGCACAATGAACTTCAAGGTTTGCTTGCACAAAAACAAGCTATTGAAGCACAGATTCTTGATTTAGATTCACGTCATAAAGCATTAGAGCGTCAAGTTATTCACAAAAGTGATTCAGAAGAAAACGCATTAGTTATTGCTGAATATGTAGCATCAGCACAACGTGAACGTGATTTAAAGGCTGAAAAAATTAAGCAATTAGAAGAATCAGGTCTTTCTGTTAAAGAAATCCTTGATATTATTAAACCACCTAAACGGAAAAGAAAATGAGTGAAGGATGTTATACCTTTTTCGGGACGGTTGTTGATAACAATGGATTGCTAACACAAACTCGTTCTGATATTACTACTGTTACTGGTAGAAGCAATACGTTGTTTGCACCAGCTCTTTCAACACTTGTGGTTCATATTTCTGGAACAGCGAGCATTACTTTAATCAGTAATCCATTCCGTGATACCGCAAAAGATATTACAATCTCAACAATTTCGGCATCAGGTCGTACCACTATCGCAAGTGCTGATTACGTTGCATTAAATGTAACTGCTGTTTCTGGCACTGTGACCGCAGTATTAGTTCCTAACGAGGATTAAAAATGGCTAAGTATCTTCCAGACATGAGAGCAGGTGATGATTACAATATTCAATTACGGATATTGGATAACAACAGCAATGTGGTTAATATCACAGGGTATAAGTTCTGGTTGACACTGAAATCATCCTTTGAAGATTTAGATGTTGCGGCTGTACTTCAATTCAGCACCGTTGCTGGCTATAATAATAATGACCAACCAACACAAGGCATTTGTTATTTAGCTGTCCCTGCCGCATTAACAAAGCCTATTGTGGCGGGAAGTTACTACTACGATATTCAGCAAGAAGTAGGGACAAATGTTACAACTGTTCTTCCACCTGTGGCTGATTATAAAGATAAAATCATAGTTGTTCCTGAAGTAACGAGAGCTGTATGACCGCAATTACTGTCACAACTGAAAATAGCATTATCGAAGTTAGCCAAGTTGTCACTACGTTAACTGGTGCTTTTCCTGCAGGTCTTCGTGGTGAAAAAGGTGAAGCTGGTGCAATATCAGCTATCTTACCTAGCACATTACCGATTGTTAATAGTTTAACAGCACTGGCATACGATACTATTTCTGCAAAATTAGTTGTGGCTAGTCATGATAATCTCAATATTATTGGTAAAGTAGTTGGTATCACTAAAGGTGCATCATCGGCTGGTTCATATGTGACGATTATTAGCACGGGTGGTCAACTAGATGGTTTTTCAGGATTAACAGTTGGTGCAAAATATTATTTATCGACCAATGGTCAATTAACCACCACTGTGCCTACAACAGGGTTCATTCAACAAATAGGTGTTGCCATGACCACAACAATGATTGCTGTGAATCTTGGACTACCAATTAGTACACAATAGGAATAATATGCCAACTCCAAAATATCTAATAAATAATACAGGAACTATCACTGAAACATCAGCCGCTTCTATTGGTGGTGCAATTGATTCTGATAAAATTCCTGCTCTTGATGTAAATGGTAAATTAACACTTGCAATGATGCCATCGGGTTTATCTGGTAAAGATGTTCAAAGTATCGCAACATCCGAATCACTTGCAGCAGGTAATTTAGTTAATATCTGGAATAATGCGGGTGTATTTAATGTTCGTAATGCGGATGCAACTAGTGTGGCTAAGAAAGCTCATGGCTATGTTTTAGCTGCGTTTACACATCCAGCTACAGCAGAAGTTTATTTTGAAGGCACTAATACTTCATTAACAGGCTTAACTGCTGGCGATGTATATCTTGCTACCACAGCGGGTCAATTAACAAACACACCTCCATCAAGCACAAATCAAATTATTCAACGTGTTGGTGTTGCAACATCTGCAACATCTGTGAATGTTGAATTCTCAGACCCTATTGTATTAGCGTGATATCATGACAGCTCGTTATCCGCTAGTACGAGTTGGTGCTGATATAAGTGAGCTTCCTGCGGGAGATACGCTTCTTGGTGTGGTATCTAGTGGTTCAGCAGAACAAATTCGCCAAGCCGTTAAAAACTCAACAGGTGCAATTTTATTAAAAGGACAAGCAGTCTATATTAGTGGTGCATCTGGTGCAAATGTATTAGTTTCATTATCAAGAGCCAATGCTGAGAGTACGTCTAGCAAAACATTAGGTTTAATAGAATCAAATATTGCTGTTGGCGCAAGTGGTTATGTTATCACTGAAGGAACATTGACTAGTTTAGATACTTCAATGGCACTCAATGAAGGCGACCCTATATGGCTTAGTCCTACGACTGCTGGTGGTCTTTTATACGGATTAAATAACAAACCAGCCGCACCATATCATATGGTGTATTTGGGTGTTGTGACTAGAAAAAATGCAAATAACGGTTCTATATTTGTTAAAGTACAGAATGGATTTGAATTAGACGAATTACATAATGTCGCAATAAATGTTCCTACACACGGTGATGTGTTACAATATGATTCCGTTACATCATTGTGGAAAAATGATACCATTGCAGGTGGTGCTGGAACAACTGTATTAGCCTTTGCTAATTTCAATGTGACTGATGGCGAGCTTATTGTGGAACATTTATCATCTTTTAACCCATCTATTGTTGATGGTGAATTTATTGTGGAGTATACACCGTTATGACAACAAGTAATTTAGGACGCATTGCTGTTGTATCACAAGGCGATTGGGTTGCGGGAACATATAAAGCACTGGATATTGTGAGATATAATGGTGCGGCATATATTGCTAAAGTAGGGACATCAACTGTACCAACAAACACTAGTTATTGGTCATTACTTGTGAATGATGGTACGCCAAATTATACATGGATTAAGTATGCGGATGATATAAATGGCACAGGATTAAGTGATTCTCCAACAGGAAAAGTTGCTATTGGTATCGCAGTCAATAAAACTACTGCGACTGAATCCACTACCGCATCTGATTATGCTTGGTCACAAATAAGAGGTGATACGGGTTTAACTGGTTCATCTTTGTATACTTGGATTAAATATGCAGATGATGCAATTGGAACAGGTTTAAGTAATACATCAACTGGCAAATTATATATTGGTATTGCTGTAAATAAAACATCTGCTACAGAATCAACAACAGCAAGTGATTATGAATGGACAGCAATAAAAGGTGATACTGGCACAACCCTTTACACATGGATAAAATATGGTGATGATACCATAGGAACGGGATTATCCGATTCCCCTACAGGAAAAACCTATATCGGTATAGCAGTTAATAAAACTAGCGCAACTGAATCAACCACTGCTAGTGACTATGCTTGGAGTTTATTAGGTAGTAGTGGTGGTGGAAGTGGTACAGTAACAACGGTATCAGTTGTTAGTGCAAATGGTTTTGCAGGAACAGTTGCAACTGATACAACAACGCCAGCTATTACACTGACAACTAGTATTTCTGGAATGTTAAAAGGAAGTGCTAGTGCGTTAGTTGCGGCTACTACTGGAACAGATTACAGCGCAGGAACTTCTGCTTTAGCAACAGGTATTTTAAAAAGCACAACATCAACAGGCGCATTATCAATTGCTGTTGCCGCAGACTTTCCAACGCTTAACCAAAACACCACAGGGACAGCGGCTAACTTAACTGCGGCAACTACATTACCAAGCGGCATAACATTAGTTGCACCGCTATTAGGAACACCTGCAAGTGGCACACTTACAAACTGTACTGGCTATACTTATGCTAATCTAGGTGGAACAGTTCCAACGTGGAATCAAAACACGACAGGAACTGCCGCTAATGTAACAGGTATTGTCGCTGTTGCTAATGGCGGCACAGGAACTGCTACGCCTGCATTGGTAGCAGGTTCAAACGTAACAATTACAGGCACATGGCCTAATCAAACTATTGCGGCATCTGGCGGTGGCGGGGGTGCAACAGTTTTGCAAGTATTAAATCACGCTTTAACGGTAATAAATGTGGCATTGGCAAATGGGTTTCTTCCTGTTTTAAACCATGCTGGAACAACAATCAATGTGGGGGTAAGTTAATATGACTTCTCGGTATCCATTAATATTAAATGGAACAACAATACAAGAGTTGCAAACAGGTGATACGCTTACTGGTTTTGCTTCTTCTGGTTCAAACAGCGATATTACTTCGCTTTCTGGTTTGACAACTGCTTTAACAGTAGCGCAAGGCGGCTCTGGTGCGACAACATTAACCGGTGTAGTAAAAGGTAACGGAACAAGTGCTTTTACCGCAGCGACAGCCGGAACAGATTATGTTGCACCGGGCGGAGCATTAGGCACACCTTCTAGTGGTACGTTAACAAACTGTACTTTTCCAACACTTAATCAAAACACTACAGGTACAGCAGGTAATTTATCTGGTACGCCTATATTACCTTCTGGCATTACACTTAGCGCATCAACACTAGGTGGCGATTTAACGGGCGGTGATTATTCACTGACTCGGACAATGTATAAAGATACAGGTTGGGTTTACTACAATAGCACTACCACAGCAGCTTTAGACTACACCAACGGCTCACAGCAACGCTGGGCACCAACGGCTTCAAGCAGTCCTACGCTAACAATTACAAACTGGCCTCCATCGGGTAACTTAGGTGAGCTTTTAATTGAAGGAGTTAATTTAGGCGCAGCAGGTACAATTACATGGCCAACGATTAACTGGATTACGTCTACGGGTGCGACAACAACTACCTTTGCCTCTAATGGTGTGACTTTGCAAACGTCTGGTACAGACTGGTGCTTACTTTGGACTCGTGATGCGGGTACAACCATTTATGGGAAGTTTGTGCGATGACTATGTTATCTAGGTTTGCAACGCTTGGTGGATTACCCGGCGACCCTTATTGGAATAATGTGTCGTTATTGGTGGTTGGGAATGGAACAAATGGTACAACAACTAATATTAAAGACTCATCTAGTCACGCATATAGCATTACTGTTAATGGTAATACCGTAATTAGTACAGCACAAAGTAAGTTTGGTAGTGGGTCATCTATTCTTTTTGATGGCATCACCGATTACTTAGATGTTGGAAACACATCGTTGGTAATTCAAGGCTCAACAGCTTTTACATTAGAAGCATGGATATACCCTACCTCAGTTTCAGGGGATTTGTGTATATACGATACACGAACAGTCGGTGGAAGTGGATTTGTATTGTTTATAAATTCAACTGGGAAGTTGCAAGTTTTTGACTCTGGAGGAATGCTAAAAACTGCATCAACAACAACTTTAGTAATTAATAGCTGGCAATTTATCTCACTTGTTAGAACATCAGGGTCATCAGTAGTAACATATTATGTTAATGGTACTGCCGCCGGTACATTTACTTTAAGTTCATTTGCCGCTGCATCTTCACAACGTATTGGAGCAAGAAATGATACATTGTTTGGGTATGCGGGATATATGTATGATTTTAGATGCACAAATGGGGTAGCTAGATACACAGCCTCAAATACACCGCCTCCATTCCCACCGACTGCACCTATGCCAACTTACTAGGATAAAAACATGAAAATAGCCATAATTGAAAATAACCAAATCCTATCTCATGGTGAGCATACAGAGGTGTTTCCTAACGTATCGTTTCCACCAGAAGGGATTGACTTGATGTGGGCGCAAGAGCGTCACGCTTACCAAATACAGTCTGATAAAGCACATTCACAAACACAAAAACTTACTTCAGTTGAGCCATATATTGAAGGTGGTGTAGTGTTTGACGTGATTGTTGAAGCTAAAACACAAGATGAGCTAGACGCTGAGAAAACGCAAAAAGCCAATGAAGTGCGTGCCAAACGCAATATGCTACTCACACAGTCAGATTGGACACAATTAGCTGATGCACCTGTAGACAAAGCTGCATGGGCAACTTATCGGCAAGAACTTAGAGATATAACATCTCAAGTAGGTTTTCCATTTAATGTACTCTTTCCAAACCCACCTTTATAGGATTTAATTATGTCTATCTTTGACGATTTATTAGAAACAGTAAAAGATGCCGCTGAAGTTGCTATTGAGACAGCAGTTCCTGTCCTTCCGCATGAAATTGTAGAGACAGTTGTTGATGTGACGGTAGATTCAGTAGTTGATGTAGTGTCTGAAGCTATTTCTTAGCCTAAAAGCCTATGGACTTTCTAAACTTTGTAACTGAAGTAGGATTTCCAATAGCAGCTGCTTGCGTGGGGATGTATTTTGTCTTCCTCACGCAGAAGTTTATCCTAGATTCTGTACTTGAGAAGGTTAAAAACCTTATTAATATTATTCAGCAATTAGACAAACGTGTGACATCAATGTCTAATGACATCGTGCATATTGATAATTTAATGTGCAAAGCATTAAAAATCCCTCCTGATGACATAAAACAAGGAAAGTGATATGGAACTTAAAGATGTGGCTGACTATATTAATCAATATGGATTCCCAATTATTGCATCAATTGGAATGGGATACATTGTCTATTATGTTTGGACTTGGACTACAACAATTATAAAACCAATTCTCGATGAAGCCTATGTAGTACTTGTGACATTAATAGACCAAATACGCATATTAGATTCTGATATGATTCGATTAAAACAAAAATTAAGCACTGTGTTACTACTCAAAACACCACATGAATAACTTGACAAAAACACGAAAATCGTGTAATGTAGCACAATCAAATCAAGGAGTTATTTAATGTTTATCGTAGAAGATGGTACTGGAAAAGTGGATGCTAATTCGTATTGTAGCGTTGCGTTTGCAAATACTTACTTCACGGAAAGAGCAAACGAAACATGGGTTGATACCGATACGGATAAAAAACAAGCGGCATTAATCAAAGCAACTGATTATATTGAACTTAGATACGCTGTTCAATTTGCTGGCACAAGAATGTATCCAGATAACCCACAAGCATTGTCTTTCCCAAGATATGATAATTCAAGTAAACCAATTGGTGTACCACTTGCTATTCAAAAAGCAACTTGTGAATATGCAATCCGTGCATTGAGTGCTGAATTAACAACTGATTATTCAAATGAAGTTGGTGTGAATACACGAATTAAAGTTGGTTCAATAGAAAAAGAAACATCATATCCAACTAAAATTATTTCACAAAAAGTATATAAAAGTTATCCTGCGGCAGATAAATTAGTCGCACTTTATTTGAAAGCTAATTCATCACAGGTGATTCGATGAATTGGGGCGAATTAGCTCTTGAAGTTGACGACGTAATTACTGAGATGGGTCAATCCATCACAATTACTTCTGTGACACAAGGAACGTATGACCCTGCTTTAGGTAAATCAACTGACACCGTGAAAAATATCACTTCAATAGGCGTGTTATTTGATTATGGTGACCAAGATATTAATGGAACGACCATTATGCGTGGTGATAAAAAACTACTCGTTAAACCATCAGGTTTAACTTCCGTGACCACTAACGATACTGTGCTAATTGGTTCAACTAGATATCACATCGTATCTGTGACTCAAACAAATCCAGCAGGAACAAATCTCCTTTATGAATTAGGGATTAGAGGGACAGCCTAATGGCTGATTACAGTGAGTCCATATTAATTAGTAACCTTACAAAACAAGTAGAAGTAAAAGCAAAAAAGGTTATTGATAGAACATTAGAAAAAGTTGTAAATGAGTTAATGGAAACATCACCTGTAGGCGAACCCGATTTGTGGAAATGGAAACCAAAACCTGATTATGAAGCAGGTCACTATAAAGCAAATTGGCAACATACAATTGATTCACCTGCTACAGAAGAAATAGAAGGTGAGGATATTGAAGGTACAGCGACTCGTGCTAGGATGTTAAATAACATTAAAAATAATAATAAATTACTCACAACACACTATTTCACGAACAATGTAAAGTACGCAAGTACAATCGAATATCAAAATTGGGCAATTCATAATGAAACCCCACGATTACAAGGACTTGTTGCATCAAATGCTATTAGAAAAGTCCCCACATTTTTAGCAGAATCAATTAGGGAGGTAGGATGAGCCAAATCAAAATTAGAGCTGCATTAGAGACTGCCCTAGCCACGATTACACCGAGTATCGATACTCAGTATGAAAATACTGCTTACACGCCTAAAACAGGTGTTCCTTATCAATCTGTGTCACTTGTTGTTAATTCCACTAACCCAACACTTGGCGATGCTTTCTATCGTGAGATTGGAATAATGTTGATTACACTTCATTATCCATTATTGGGCGGTACATTTGATGTGATGACTCAAGCAGAAAAGATTCGTGCTAAGTTTAAACGTGGTCAAACATTTACAAAAGATAATATCTCAGTTCTCTGTGATAAAACACCAGATATTCGGTCACTCCCTAATGAGCCAGACCGTTTTGTTGTAGCAGTAAAAATATATTTTTATAGTAATATTATTTCTTAAGAAAGGAGTTTCACAATGGCAGTTTCTATTGCATCGGGTATTTTTAAGACCCTAAGCTATGCTAAAGAATTCGAGCTTGGTAAAGTCCAAGATACAGCGGGTGAAGGCTTGACTTCTCCTGCAAGTATTGCAGTATCAACTGGTATTGCACAAGGTGACAATTTAGCATTAGGTACAAACTTAACTGTAACGGGTTTATTGGCTGTTGGTCAATTATTCCAAATTGGTTCTGATAAATATAAAGTTTCAGCAGTAACCACTAACGCTTCAGGTAACACTACAGCCGCTACAATCGTCAGTTTAATCGCTGGTGATGCTAAAGCATTAAATAACTATTCTGCTGGTATTAAAGTTACTTTATTGGCTTCAACTGAAGAGTTCCCTGTTTCAACTGCAAGCACTCCAACAATCGGTCAATCACCAACTGCTGCTACAACTGGTGTGACTGGTACTGGTACTGCTGGTAGTGCAACTTTAACAATCGGTGGCTTCAGTGCTGGTTTAATTCCAGTTGGTCAACGCTTGTCTGTTGGTAGTAATGCATATATCGTTACTGCATCTGTTGCAAGTGGCGTAGCTACTTCTTCTGTAACTGTATTCCCTGTATTGGCAACAAGCCCATCTAGCGGTGCAATTACATTTGTGACTTCAATCACAGGTAAATATTTAAGACGTGTTAGTTCTAACATGAACTTAAAATTACAAACATTCAAATCAAACGAAATTCGTACTGATATGCAACGTGCTGACTTAGCTGTTGGTGGTCGTACAGTAGATGGTACAATTTCTGGTGAGTTGTCTAACAGAACTTATGCTGATTTTATTGGTTCTACATTGCGTAGAGACTTCACAACAGGTGCAACAGCATCTTCTGTGGCAATTACAGCGGCTAGTGCAACTAAAGATACTCCACGTTTAACATTAACCACAAGCACAGATACCACAGCAACTTTAAAAGTTGGTGATGTTGTTTATTCTTCTGCTTGGGGTAACACAACATTAAACGCTTTCAATAACTATAACTTTATCGTTATTGAAAATACAGCAACTAAAATCGTATTGGACTTATTGAAAGATAATTTCTCTGCGAACATTGCATTAACAGGTTTGGCTATTTCACCTAGCTTCACTGTGAAAGGTAAAAAAACCTATATTCCAAAATCAGGTCACACTAAAGATTCATATGCTATTGAGCATTGGTATTCTGATATTGGTGAATCACAATTGTTCTTAGGTTGCCGTCCAACTCAATTAGCAATTAAATTATCACCATCTGCAATGTCAACAATTGATATTACAGTAATGGGTACTGCGTCTAAATCAGCTCAATTACAGCAATTGGTAAACCCAACTGCGTCTGGAACTGATACAACAATTAGTGCGACTACTGGTGCGCTTTATATCAAAAACAAAAAAGGTACTTCTGCTGTACTTGAAAAAGTTGGTTTGTTGACCTCATTTGATATTACAATCAATGGTAACGGTTCTAATGCATCGGTTATTGGTTCAGACCAAACACCTGATATCTTCTTAGGTGCGCTTGACGTAACAGGTAATAGTTCTATCTACTTCTTAGATGGTAAATACCGTGATGCGTTCTTAAACCAAGACGAAGTATCTATTATCGCTGTATTCCGTGCTGATAGTGATGCAAACGGTCAATTCATTTCAATGGTATTACCTAAAGTTAAATTCAGTGACGCGAGCGTTAACGATGGTGAATCTGGTTTGTTATTAACAATGCCATTTACTGCAACTTTATATTCTGTTGCTCTTGGTACTACGAATTTTGAAGAAACAACTGTTCAAATTCAAGATTCAGCTATTTAAAAAATAACTTTCTCCCGAAGTTAGACTGATTGACCCTCGAAAGAGGGTCTTTCTTTTTGTAGTAAATTACTTGACTTTAATTAGGGTGACGTGGTAAGATTATTATGTTGCATAAGCAATTTTACTAACCAAAATTGAAGGACTTTCCATATGGCAATCTCATTAAAATCGCTCAATGTTGAAGCGGCTTGTGATACCCCTTACGACTTAGATATTGTTGATGAACAAACAGGTAAATCAACAGGTATTACATTAAAAGTTATTGGCGCACATAGCCAAGTGATTACCAAACTTGTTGCAAAAGCTGTTAATGCTAAACGCCAAGCAGAATCACAAATGACAAAAAAAGGCAAAGATGTACCAGTAACTAAAGTTGAAGACGACTTAGAGTTTGGTATTGAGTTAGCGGCTAAACGTATTGTTGGCTGGTCTGGTATTGAAGAAACATTCACACCAGAACTCGCTTTTGAATTGTGCAAAACAAATCCTGTGATTCGTGACCAAGTAGTTACTGCTTCAGAAGATATGTCGCACTATACAAAATAGTTTTCTTATAATAAGAAAAACGCTAAACCCTATTGAGGAACATCTTCAATAGGGTTTTCTTTTATCTGCTGACATTGACAAATCGGATAAACTGTGAAATAATAATGAGACATATACCATACCTAACCATATGAATATTTTACCTATTTGTGAAACACCTTATGAATTTGAAGTCATCTCTGAGATTACAGGTCAAGGGATGGGAGTTTATATAAGCGTTATATCACAATATGCCAAACGAGTAAATTTCAACACAAAAGGCACGTTATTATTTAAACAACGTGTGGCTCAAATAAAAGAATTATCCCCTTCTTCCGATTCATTTTTTAGTGTGGAAGAAGAACGTGATTTTGAAATTCAATCATCTGTCCTTAGAACTGTTGGTTGGCGTGGAGTTGAAGAAGAATTTACTTACGAGAATATTCTTGATGTGTGTTCAACTAATCAATCTATACGAAAACAAATAACTCAAGCATCAAATGGTGTGGGATTATTTTTAGATTCATTAGTTGAACAATTAGTTGAATATACTAAAAATGAATTAAAACTATCCGAGAAACAAAAGGATGGTGCAACCTATAGGGAACATCTTAAGGCTGTCGAGGAAATGACAGGGATTACCCCACAAGAACTTACTACTGTGGAGGTTAGCCACATTATTATGTACTTGTGGGAGTGGTTCTTAGATTTAAATAGCACACGTCAAAGTGGTATGGGTATGAATGCTATCTCCTACAGCGAAATCAAAGCATGGTGCGAATTAGTTGGTGTCTCACTATCGCCTTATGAAATACGAGTAATTAAATTACTTGACCGAGTGTACTTAGAGCATTACAACAGTAAACAAGATAAAGAATCATCCGATAAATAGAGGAATAAATCATGGCAACAGCACCAGCAAATGACGGAACAGTTAGTTTTTCGATTGGAGTAAAAGATGATTCCAGCGCAAGTATTGACAAAATTGCTACAAAGGTATCTAGCTTAGATAAATTAATTAATTCTATTAATAAAGTTGAAATGACTATTAATTTCAGTCAAGCGACTTTATCATCATTTAAAAGCATTGAAGACAACATCAAGAAGATGTCTGATGGTTTTGAAGCATTAGGTAAGGATTACAGTAAAGCCATGCTTGAAGGAGCTAAAATGGCTCGTATTGAGATGGAAACTCAAGGTAAATTACAGATTGAAAAAGAAAAACAAAAAACACAAGAATTGGTTGGTATTAATAAAGCAGCATCAAATGCTATTGTAAATAATGCTATTGAAACAGCAGACAAAATCAATGAAGCAAATAAAAAAGTTAAAGCACCCACATTTGATTTAGATGCAAATAAAGCCATTATTGATTTAAAGAATTCGTTTGCTTTACAAAAACAAGCATTAGATTCTGGCAATAAAGAATTATATGCGGCACAAAGTGAAGCAGTTGAAAAGTTATTGGCTTTGATTCCAGAATCAAATAAGAAATCAATCTTACTATATCGTCAGACAGCCGCTTTAAAGTTAGTTGAATCTAAACGCGCAATGCAATTAGAGATTGAAGCAGAAGCCGAAAAGAATAAAAAGATTGTTGCTGCTGTGGATGAAGGCAAAAAGATAATTGCGGCTAAAGATGCTGAAGCGGCAAAGATTAAACAAGCAAGTGTTAAGAAACAAAATGATGATGAAGCAAAGCAACATGAATTATTTCTTAAATGGATTGAAGACCTTGGTGCAAAAAGATTAGCTAATGAAGTAAAACTTGGAGAACAACGTATTGCTGAAGCAAAACGTGTAGAAGATGAAATAAAAAAGATTGCTGAAGCATCATTAGAAAGTCAAAAGAAAGCGCAATCTCAAGCAGGGATGATGCTTGGAAATATCACAAATACCGCACCAAAACCTACCGCATTCAGTGGAATGCCTTCAGGTCTACAACAACAAACACAAGCACAACAAAAAGCAACAGATACAACTGGAATGTTACTTGGTAACATTAAAGCATCAACAGTAACGCCTTCAGCAAATCAAGCATTGCCATCAGGATTCAGTCTTCTTTCAGACTTACAAAAAAAGGCAATCGATGATGCTAA